ACACTGTTATACACTCAAGTCATTAAAAGACATCATGGACAACTATCCTGATGACTATCTTAAGATATACTTGTACTTGTTTTATATGACATGTCCTAATCCAGATCTTAATCCTTTCTTTAATGTACCACACATGGATAAGGAGGACATGATACTTAATGAGATACAAGCAGAGTTCTCTATAGAAGATGATGATATAGTAGTAGCACTTAGAGCATGTGCAAGAATGTATGAAACTCCTATCTCACGCGCGTATGAGGGAATGCAAAAAGCATTAGATAGAATATCAAGATATCTAGGTACTGCACAGATTACTGATGGTAAAGATGGTAACATAGCTCAGATTAGAGCACTTGCTAAAGACTTTGACGGTATTAGACAATCTTTCAAAGGTGTATACAAAGATCTTCAGGAAGAGCAGCAGAGCAAAGTACGCGGAGGTCAGGGTCTAGCATATGATTCATGATGGATACTTGGAATGAAATACCCACTTGGGATAACGGTACTTGGACTGTTACCAATTTTGATTCTAGAGAAGAGTTTAGAACTTTTGTTTTAACTATTTTTAGTGAACCAGGAAAGTATAACTTTAATGAGGATACTAATAGTATCTTTAATGAGCAATCTACTTTATTTAAAAAGAATGGTGTATACTGTACTGCTCCATTTAGATCAAAGGACTTTGTAAAGTACTGGGATGACCAAAAAGAAAAATGCAAGAAAGGTATAATAGTAGTATCTGGTAAAGACTCTTGGTATCTATCAAGAGACTATTATATGTGGCTAAACTTCCTACCTATCTTTGATAAGGAACAACAGAAGTTTGACTTTGCTAAAATCCGGGATGCCCAATATCACATGGCACTATATGAGATATTAGCAGAACTACACTATAAGCATGTAGCAATACTTAAGAAACGTCAGATAGCATCATCTTACTTTCATGCAGGTAAACTTATAAATCAATTATGGTTTGAAGCAGGGGTAACTCTAAAGATGGGTGCATCTCTTAAAGATTACATCAATGAGAAAGGTACTTGGAAGTTCTTATCTGAGTATGCTGCATTCTTAAATGAGCATACAGCATGGTACCGTCCAATGTCACCGGATAAAGTAATGATGTGGCAACAGAAGATAGAAGTAAGAAAAGGAGATAGAAAAACAGAAGTAGGTCTTAAAGGTACTATACAAGGTATGTCATTTGAGAAAGATCCTACTAATGGTGTAGGGGGTCCAGTTAAATACTTCTTTCATGAGGAGGCTGGTATTGCTCCTAAGATGAACACTACATACGGATATATTAAGCCTGCACTTAAGTCAGGTATGATTACTACTGGTATGTTCATAGCTGCAGGATCTGTGGGTGACTTGGATCAGTGTGAACCATTGAAGAAAATGATTCTTGATCCTGAGTCTAATGATATCTATGCAGTTGATACTAATCTTATAGATAAAGAATACTCACATGGAGTATCTGGATTGTTTATTCCAGAACAGTGGTCAATGCCACCTTACATAGATGACTATGGTAATTCACTTGTAGAAGAAGCATTAGAAGCTCTTGATAAATACTTTGAGGAGTGTAAGAAAAAGATGCCACCTGAAGACTATCAGTTAGAAGTTTCACAGCATCCTAGAAATATAGAAGAAGCATTTGCACACAGAAAGGTCTCTATATTCCCGCAGCATTTAGTGGGAGCACAGCTCAGAAGAATAGAAGAGAAAGAATATGCATATGAATTCTTAGATATCTATAGAGATGAATACGGTAATCCTAAAGTAAAAGAAACAAATAAACTTCCTATAGCTGAGTTTCCTATATCTAAAAAGACAGAAGATAAAACAGGTACACTAGTAGTATGGGAAAGACCAGTAAAAGATCCTGGCTTTGGAATGTACTATGCCTCTATTGACCCCGTGTCTGAGGGAAAGACAACTACCTCAGAATCACTATGTTCAATATATGTAATGAAAGCTCCAGTTGAAGTGAGCAAGCATACAGGTGTTGAGGTTGAGAGTTATATAGAACAAGATAAAATTGTGGCAGCTTGGTGTGGCCGTTTTGATGATATAAAAAAGACTCATGAGAGACTAGAGCTTATCATAGAATGGTATAACGCCTGGACAGTAATAGAGAATAACATCTCTTTGTTTATTCAGTATATGATTTCTAGAAAGAAGCAAAGGTATCTAGTTCCAAAGAATCAAATATTATTCTTAAAGGATCTAGGTGCTAATGCTAACGTGTTCCAGGAGTATGGATGGAAGAACACAGGAGTATTATTTAAGTCACACCTCTTAAGTTATGTTATTGAATATACTAGAGAGGAAATAGATGTTGCAACAAAAGAAGATGGAACAATAGTAAAAACTACATATGGTATAGAACGTATTCCAGATCCTATGTTGTTAAAAGAAATGCAAGCTTATACAGAAGGACTCAACGTGGATAGGCTAGTATCATTCTCTGCACTTATTGCATTTATGAAAATACAGCAGTCAAACCGTGGTTTTGTTAAAAGAACTATTATGGATGATGTGGCTAAAAACTTGCAAAAGTCAGAAAATTTGTATAAATTAAATAGCAGCCCTTTCCGTCATATGGGAAAGAGCTCAAACAGAATGGGTCAAGGTATGAAAAGATCACCATTTAAAAACATTAAATAAAAGCTATGCAGGTATATAACGCAATGCAGCTCAAAGCTGGAGCTAAAGTGAAACATAACAGGATGGGTAGTATTACTCAGCCATTACAGTTTATACCAAAAACAGAGAAAGATCAGGAGTGGGCAGCATGGAACTTAGACTGGCTTGAGTGGAATGGACTTAAGCAAATTAGGAAGAATGCACGTAGACTAATGAAGAACTACAAGCTTGCTAAAGGTATTATAGATAAATCAGACTATATCATTGAAGAAGATAATGAATACAGAGATATAGTAGAGACACTTACAAAAGAAGACTACTCAGCATTAGAACTTAAGTTCTATCCTATTATACCAAATGTTATTAATGTTTTGGTAGCTGAATTTGCTAAGAGATCAACTAAACTTACATATAGAGCAGTAGATGAATTCTCTTACAATGAGATGATGGAGCAAAAACGTGCAGATGTAGAAGAAGTATTACTACAAGACGCACAGATGAAAATTGTTTCTGCACTAATGGAACAGGGACTAGATCCTAATTCAGAAGAAGCACAACAACAAATGGCTCCTGAGAATCTTAAGTCACTTCCTGAGATTGAAGGTTTTTATAAAAAAGATTATAGATCAGTTGTAGAACAATGGGCTACACATCAACATAAAGTAGATGTTGAAAGATTTAAGATGGATGAGTTAGAAGAGCGTGGCTTCCGTGACTCTCTAATTACAGACCGTGAGTTCTGGCACATGCGCATGATGGAGGATGACTATGATGTAGAGTTATGGAATCCTGTATTATGTTTTTATCATAAGTCTCCAGATGCAAGATATATATCTCAAGCTAACTGGGTAGGTAAAACAGATATGTTTACTGTAGCTGATGTTATTGATAGATATGGATATCTAATGACTACAGAACAATTGGAGGCATTAGAAGCTATCTATCCTATTAGATCTGCAGGTTATAATATTGGTGGACAACAGAATGATGGTTCTTACTATGATGCAACTAAGACACATGAGTGGAATACTAACCTACCTTCTCTTGCATACCGTCAGTATACATCTATGGTATCAGGGAATATATTAGAAGGAGGAGATGTTATCTCACAGATATTAGCAGAAGGAGAAGATTACAATGTTGCCGGTACGGCATACTTACTCAGAGTAACTACATCATATTGGAAGTCTCAACGTAAAGTAGGCCACTTAACAAAAATAGCTGAGAACGGAGAAGTTACTACAGAAGTAATAACTGAAGACTATAAGATTACAGATAAACCTATATATGACAATAGGTTATTCAAAAATAAATCAAAAGACAATCTAGTGTATGGTGAGCATATTGACTGGATCTGGATTAATGAAGTATGGGGTGGTGTAAAGATTGGACCAAACATTCCATCATTCTGGGGTATGAATAACCCTGGAGGATTTACACCTATCTACATTGGCGTAGAAAAAAATAAGATAGGCCCATTAAAATTCCAGTTCAAAGGAGATAACTCACTATACGGATGCAAACTTCCAGTAGAAGGTGCAGTATTCTCTGATAGGAATACTAAGTCAACTGCATTGCTGGATCTCATGAAACCATATCAGATTGCTTACAATATAGTAAACAATCAAATTGCAGATATTCTGGTTGATGAACTTGGTACTGTTATCTTGCTTGATCAGAATACTCTACCTAAACATTCATTAGGTGAAGATTGGGGTAAAGGAAATTATGCCAAAGCTTATGTAGCAATGAAGAATTTCCAGATGTTACCACTTGATACATCTATTACAAATACAGAGAATGCATTAAACTTTCAGCATTTCCAAAAACTTGATCTGTCTCAGACAGAAAGACTCATGTCAAGGATTCAGCTTGCCAACTACTTTAAGCAACAAGCTTATGAAGTAATAGGTGTGAATCCTCAGCGTATGGGGCAACAACTTTCACAGCAAACAGCAACAGGAGTTGAACAAGCTGTGAATGCCTCATATGCACAAACTGAAGTATTCTTTATTCAGCACTGTGATTACTTAATGCCAAGAGTACACCAAATGCGTACAGACTTAGCACAGTATTATCATTCTACTAAACCATCAACAAGACTTCAGTACATGACTTCTGCTGATGAGACTGTAAACTTCCAGATAAATGGTACTGATTTATTAATGAGAGATTTAAATATCTTCTGTAGTACAACGGCTAACCACCGTGCAATACTAGAGCAACTTAAATCTATGTCACTTAATAATAATACTACTGGAGCTTCTATATATGATTTAGGTAAAGTTGTACAGTCTGATTCAATTGCTGAACTTAATTCAGTTCTTAAAGCATCTGAAGAAAAAGTAAATCAGCTGAAACAACAAGAGATGCAACAGCAACAGCAAATGCAACAAGAACAAATACAAGCTCAGGCTGAACAGCAAAAACTTAAGCTTGATTATGATGCAATGGAAGCTGAGAAAAACAGACAACGTGATGTGCTTGTTGCTGAAATTAGAGCAGCTGGTATGGGTGCAATGACTGATGTTAATCAAAACTTACAATCTGATTTCCAAGATTCTATGAAAGAGATCAGAGCAAGTGAGCAATATCAGCAGCAAACAGATCTTGAAAGACAGAAGGAAGTAAATAGAAATAACCTTGCTGCACAGAAAAATGATCTAGAAAGACAGAAGCTACAAGTACAACAAAACATTGCAGATAAGCAGTTACAAGTAGCACAAGTTAATAAAAACAGATTTGACAAAGGATCTTCTGAAAAGAAAGGAAAGTAGGTTAGCTATATATTGCCAGAAAATACTTTTGCTTTTTAAATTTTAGAAGTTTATCTAGTTAAATTTGCTTATATTGAATTAATAAGTAACAAATAAAACCAACAAAATATGGAAGACATCACTAACAATGGTGCTCAGACACTTGATTCTACAACGGTAGGTCAAGTAGATGTTAACTTAGATGAACTATTTGGTACACCGGGAGCAGAGAATATCATGCTACCTGATGGTGGTGAAGAACCAGAAAAACCAAAGTCAGTGTTTACTAAGGAGACAGTAGATGTATCGTTCATTGACAAACCTAAAGGTGACACTAAAGTTGAGTCACCTGCGGAAAGAGAAGAAGTTAAGCAAGAAGTAGAAGCTACAATTGCAGAACTTGATGGGTTAATCTCTCAAGAAGAAGATGCTGGTAACAAAGGAAGACCAAAGATTGATAAGTCTGGTCTTGCTGAGTTAGCAACTAAGATGATTGAGGAAGGTACTTTGTTTGCT